GGTGAGCCCAGTTTCCCACCGAACTGGGCTCCACCCGGCGGCTAATCGCACTTTAGCCCACTCCGTCGCACGAGCAAACTTCGTCGCCCAGACCAAACTTCAATTTGGTCAACCCTCCAATGCGTGGAGGGATCATTTCGTTGAAGACGAATTGAAGGACGACGTCCTAGGCCCTGTGTTTGAAGGAGACCACCCATACGTTGTGGGAACTGAATTCCATAACTTCAAAGCCGCAGTCAACAAGAGAGTCAACTACAAGACAGAACTCTCAGCGGACCAGGAGATATTAGATGCTGGTATGCATCTTTTAGGAAAGAAGTTCCCTGTGTGTATGAATACCATTGAGTGGAATATGGAACTGTTCGAGGCATGGAATGCGTCCAACCCACCCACCAAAGCCAAAGCCATGGTAGAAGCTATCGACGGCTTCATGCGTTACACCGATAAAGAATTCGGACGCAAAGAAGTCTTCCAGAAAATCGAAGCACTACTAAAACGGCATAAAGGCGAAGAGTGGGCAGGACGCATTGTTAATGCCTCTTCAGACCTCCATAATGCACTCAGCGGTCCCATACTCAACGAATGTCTCAAACGGATGAATCAGACACTCTCGGATGACCAACAATTCCCCGAGATGATGTTATACATTCAATATGCTAAGGATTCACGCTTTTGTTCTGACCGTATGAACAATGGTGAACATGAATTCATAGCAGAATGTGATTTTTCTGAAAACGACATGCGTCAATGTAAGGATGTCCAACCGTTGGAAGCGAAATTCCTTTCCCGTCTCGGTGCGCCCAATTGGCTTATCAAGTGTATGAACAGTGCCAATGTGTATACGGTTTCCAGCCGTATGCACAACTTTAAGGGTACTGTGAAATACCAACTGCCATCTGGGTCTACTTCCACCACTTTCAGAAATTCGATATGGAACATGTCGATATTCTGGGCTTGGAAGTTAAAACACCGGTGCAAAGGAGTAGCGTTCTTCCTCGGTGACGACATGGTCGCCAAGATAACTAGGTCAAGTTGTCGTAAAAGTCGGAGAGGACGAAAAGATGCATCTCGGTCATACGAGCACATGTCAAAACGTGCTCGTATGAAGGCAAAAGTCAAGGTCCATACGCACTTGATGGAGGCAGAATTCTTGTCCAAGAATTTTGTGCCATCGATTGAATACGGGTGTCTTATGATCCCAAAAATAGGTAAAGCTTTTGCTCGTTTTTCTACACGAGCAAACCTCAATGCCGCCATATCTGACAAAGAATATATGGCCGGTAAGAGTCTTTCCTATGCTTGGGAGTTCCGCTTCATAAAAGAAGTGCGAGACGCTTGTATTTTAAAATCGACCCTCCAGCAAGTGGACCTTTCGACCCTCAAACTCGAACACTTCTCTTATAATTTTAGGAGAGAAGTGGAAAGAGTGGGTAGTATCGTCAAGGTTCTCAAACAGTTAAACTCACATCCCACGTTGAGTTTTTATGACATTGAGAACTTTTGTCAAGTACGATACAAATGCCCATGGGATGACATTTTAGAAATAATCTGTCAAATCCTAGCAGGGACGAATGACGTGCCAGAGATCGCATATGCGTCTATGGCTTCTCGGGACTATTGGTAAACGAATAATCCTGTGAACCAGATGACCTCCAGTGGAGAC